ATAAAGGTTTCATATGTAAATACTATTCAAATATTAGATTTGTAACTCCAAAAGAAAAGTCCGGATGGAGTAGGATCAAATGAGTATCTTCAAAGAAACTTGCATGAATATTAAAAGTAAACACTATAAAAACATACAATGTCCTAATAAAGTGGTATTAGGAGAATACTGTTCAAAACATGCAAAGAACCCTATTCGATTTTCTTCCAAATTAAATATTTCTGCTAACCTTATTCAAAAGATTTGGCGTAAATATTCTTTCAGAAATCTATTTTCAAGACAAGGCCCAGCAAGAAATTATTACAGTCTGGCAAATAATAATACAGAATTATATAGTCTTGAACCCTTAGAAACTATTCCAAAAATATATTTTTTTAGTTTTCATGATAGTAATAAAAATATTTGGGCGTTTGATATTCGAACTCTTAGTTATCTAGTTTCAAAATCAAAGAAAGTTCAGAATCCGTATACTCGAGATATTCTGACTCCAGAGATTCTTACAAAAATTAAAGTGAGAATTCAATGGTTAAAACACAGAAAGTATAATACAATTTATAGTGATAATACTTCTTTTACAAGTGACCAAATCTGGAACCAGAATGTATTAGAAGCATTTACAAAAATGGAAGAATCTGGATATATTGTAAATTCTGATTGGTTTCATGATTTAGAGAAAGACGACCATATTAAATTTTACAGAAAACTGTATGATATATGGAATTATAGACTTGGATTAACTATGAAAGAAAAGAATGCAATTGTTCCGGGCTTTAATTCCAAAAACAAACTCTTCAAGCATTTTCCAGATGAAATTAATGAGAAAGAAGAAAAATATTTAAAAAAACTTAATCTAAATATTATTCAAAAATTAGTATCTTCGAGTACAGATAAAACACAAGTGTCTCTAGGCGTAATGTATGTATTAATGGGATTATGTTATGTCCATAATTCTATTGCAGATGCATTTCCTTGGATTTATGCTTCTATAGTTTAAGCAGAAGGAGTATAATAAATGTTTGTAGAAGCGGCACATATTGTTTTTGCTGGAAAGAATACATTAAAGCCAGGGTCTTTACAATATACTTCAACAGAAGACATAGTTTGAATAAATGGAAATTCATATCTTTTAAAACAAGGTGTGGCCTTTATAATATATTGATTTAATACGGGGTCATCATCAGAGCATATAGCACATTTCTGTTTCCCTTGTAAAATAGCACTATAATCGTTCGAAGTTCCAACACCCGTATAGACCGTATTTGAAGATATATCATTTAAATATTGGTAAGGAGGCATTAATTGACTTGTATGTAAATTTGTAGTAACTCTAACGGTCTGAGGCGCTGTCGTAGATGTAGCTCTTGCTTGTTTCATAAGAGTTAATTCAGATGAATCACGCACTTTATTTCTTGCTACATATATATTTGCCTCTTCTTGAATATATCTCATGCGTTCAGAATAAGACATGGCCATTTTCCTTATTTAGTCTTTATAATTTTTCAAAAATATTTTTTTCCACAAAAAATCTAAAAAATTGATTTGTCCAGCCCGTGAAAGTTTGTATTCAAAAAGATGTCTAGTGCTACTGTGTTCCCTAAGGATTTCAAGCCCTCTAATGTCACTATTGCCCCTATCAAGGTTATGGATAGCGGCGCAAAGCAAGCATATGTAAACTATGAAGGCCGGTCTATGATTATGCAGATTTCTGGTCTTAATGTACCTTATGGTATGAGTGTGTTTGACAAGGCCGGTCCTATCAAGTACTCTGTTGACCTGTCTCTCAAGGGGTATGATGGTGACAATGTAAAGGTCAAGCAGATTTATGATGCATTTACTGCTCTAGATGAGTATATGATTGATATGGGTGTTAAGAACTCTAAGGCGTGGTTCAAGGACAACCTATCTCGTGAGATTATTAAGGCGTTCTACACTCCTTCTGTTCGCTTCTCCAAGGATGCGGAGGGCAATGTAAAGCCTTACCCTCCTACGCTGAAGATTCAGCTGAAGCAGCGTGATGGCAAGTTCGAGACTGCCGTATATGATGAGAAGAAGCGCCCACTTTCTGACATCCCTCTTGAGGACATTCTCGTAAAGGGCGCGACCATCTCTTCGCTCATCCAGTGTAGCGGTGTATGGTTTGCTGGCTCTAAGTTTGGTCTCTCATGGAAGGCAATGCAGATTAAGGCGGACCATCTCCCTGAGAACATCCGTGGCTTTGCTTTCCGCGATGAGGATGACGCTCCAGCCAGTCGTTCTGCCCCAGCACCAGCACCAGTCGTAGCGCCTTCTAGCAACAGCTTCTCTGCTCTTGCAGAGGAGGATGAGGATGATGAGATGGTAAATGACGAGGCTGCTCTAGCGCCTTCCAAGACCGTAGCTGCTCCTCCCACTATGGACGACGACGAGGCTGACATTGTAGAGCCTGTCGCGGTTCCTAAGAAGCAGACGACTACGACGGTAAAGAAGATTGTAAAGGCGGTTGTTAAGAAGTAGATTTATAATTAAATAAATGTTATCTAATTAAAAAAATAAAAGAGTATCTTTTTTATTGACCCGCACCATTAATCGTTGTAGGAGAAAAGGTATACGCATTTGTATCAGAGCAGATGCAACCACCTTGTCTGCGGTCTACAATGACTGCACCAGATTGTAGAGTAGGCTGCTCGGTTAATACAGTTGTTCCAGCATTTTGTGCTGCTCTCAGAACATTATTGAAAGCGTATAATGCTGCTTGTTGTCTGCGAAGAGTTATGTAAGAAGAATCGTGGTTTGCAGTAGGCATTCTACTACTAGATTTTTTTTTATCTTGGTAAAACGGGATTTAATGGAGTATTTGGTAAAGGACAACTCGCCGGTACGCTCCCATTTGAATATGTAATTGGAGGACACGGTACAATTGTTGGAATAGGAGCATACTCTACAAATCTTGTATTTGAATTCATTGGATTTATTTCTTCATTTAAAATATCTTGTTGAATTCTAGCGATTCGAACAGATTCTGGAACAACTGGAGCAGTAATAAAATTATAACAATTTGTTTTCGATATTAAATATGCGCTTTCGGAAACAACATTTGTATTGCCTAAATAATTAGATTTACAAGAAATACAACTATTTGCTCCTTGAAAAGCACGAGCTTTTGCTAAATTATCTTCTATGGCGCATCTTTGTGCTGCATACAATATATGAGATATTCTAGCTCCTTCTGTTGCCATTCTATTACTTAACTTTAACAGATTTTTTTAAAGTAGTAATCTTTCTTGGCACGTTCTTACGCGTCTTTTCTTTTTGAATTCTTCCAACCTTTTCTCTTAATAGTGTCGGATACCCTTTTTGATAACCAGTACAATGAATCGGGAATGGATCGAAAATACTTATTTTAGAACCAGCGAGTAGCCCATGTGTTTTAATACATTTACCAATATCACATATATATGTTTTCTCGTGTGTATTAAAGAAATGGAAAGAATAATGTAATGTAATTAATGTTTCTAACGAAGAAATATGTAAAGTTCTTCCATCTTCCGTTTTAATATTATTATAAGAATGGCAAGCATTTTCTTCAATTATAATAGCAAGTGTAGCACCTTTATTTAATACATGTATTCTGGCTGGAAGATAATCTCCCTTTCCATTGTAATGTATTATTTTTAAATTATAAGACTCCATGGTATGTTTTAAATCAAATGCATCTTTTTTGATATTAGAACTATAAAACAATAATGGTCCATAATTATTTAATTTATAAGTTACATTCTTTGATGTTAATGAGCGTTTGTATAAACTCTCTAAATCTAAATTCGCTAACACTTTTTGACGACTAATAACAAACTCTAATACTTTATCTTTGCCAGATACAGATTTCTGATAATGAACTTTAGAGCATGCTTTTGTAGGAAAATGTTTATTTAATAACTGAACTCTTTTAAAAACTTTCTCCCAACGCTCTACTTCTCCACGAGGACGACTTAATTCTAAATACATCATCATTCTTAACATATTTTCATTTGTATAATGAACTCCATCAATTACTTTTGAGTTCTTTAAGAATGTATTATAAATATCATCATTGATTTCTGTAATATCAGCAACTGCGATATAGTTTACTAGAATTTTCTTAGTTCCTTCGTGAACGCCAACACGATTATATACATCATTGTAACCAGCGGCGATTAGCGTATTTACCAGTTCTTTTACATCACTTTCTCCATCGGGGGTTAAGAAATCGTAATCGGGAAGATCATACTCTGGGCTATAGAATTTATGTTTTACAGGTAGAAGAGCATTCATTGCAGTTCCACCATAGCAAATACGCTTCTTTTTAGCAATAAAATCTTTCACAATATCTAATGCGTGTAATATTTCAGAATCATGTGCGGATTCATAATTTAAAATTTCTTCTGCTTTTTCTACTGCTTTCTTTAATCGGGTTTCTATAAGTTTATCTTTAGGAAGTTTTTGCTCTAAGATAGAATTATGAATATCTTCTTCCATACCTAATTATTAAGTAGTTTTTATCTTATAGCATGAATTCTTATATAAATTAAAAATACCTTTTGAATTATCGAATCCATCGGAGAAATAATCATGTAATACAACATTTACTTTGAATTCATTTAATAATCTATCTACTTCTTCTTTTGTGAGATACTGGTCATTTTTAGGCTTTATAATTGTAAACTTATTTTTATTACGTGTTATCCATTTAGTTTGAGCCTTATCATTCATTCTTAACAATGTATCCGCATTATAGATATACGCATTTACAGAATTATCATTCGATATATCTGTTTCATCTACCATACTAGATTCATCTTCTTCTTTGATATCTGTATAACGGTCGTTTACGTAATAACGGAAATGTATTTTTTTATTTAAATTTACCATATCTTTTGTTAGAGTATTAATATTTGTACCAATTATTATTTCTTTATTGAAGTCAGAAAATTTATTATTAAATAAATCTTCTTCTTTACTTGCTTTTAGATATCCTTTAATGGATGTATTTTTAAAAACGCTTAATGCTTCAGATACTTTATTAATATAACCGTCATTTTTATTCTTAGGTGGTAAACGAATAAAATGTAACATGATAACTACTGGATAATTATTAAATGGGATAGAATCATTATTATAGTTGGTTAAAATTGATTTAAATGTATCTTCTAATGAAGCGCTATTGGTAGAAGATAAATTTTTACCATATTGTCTCCATATAAGAAGTGGTTCGTAAGGCTTCATATTATCAACATTATCTGATTCAACAAAATCAATTTGTAAAAAGAAGAATCTACTTCCTAAACGCAATTGCTCAATAATTCCTAAATTCGAGTCAAATACATCATTTCCTAAATAAGCAGCTTGTTTGAAGCATACTGGTTGTAAATTTATTAGTTTATAGTCGTCATTTGTTTCATGATTTTCTGTAGAATTCACCATTAATTGGTCAACGCGTTTACTTGCTTCTGCCGCATTTGCTGTATTGACTACATTTTGATTGTCAAAACGCTCAAACATTTTGTACGATAGACCTAAATAACCAAACACAAATATACAAACCAGTATTCCAAATATAGCAGCATATAATAATAATTTCCCCATTGTATATGGTCTCTGAAAGTAACTTGGAATTGTTTTAAGAAAACTTTTAAATCTTAACCAATTATTGCTAAACCATGTACTTAATTTAGATGTTGTAGTTGCACTCAAACCGGCTGCTTTTCCTATTTGCCCTTGAATAACACCCGTTGGCCCTTTCGTAATTAAACCAACCGAGGATTGTTTTTCTAAAACCTTTGCCATTAAACTTGATGACATCTATTAGTTAATTTGTATTTTGTTTCAATATATTTATATATATTGATATATATTTTATCAGATAATACAATAAATAAAAAGATATTTCTCAGCATTCTATATATTACCGAAGATGCTATTTCATCATATAAGCCTCCATTGCTTTATCAAAGGCATCAAATTGCTCTTCGATTGATATTTTCTTCTTAGCCTTTTCAACTTTACCTTTATTCTTTAATAGTTTCTGTAGATTGGATGAAGATACAGAAGGATATTGAAGAACTTCTGTGAAGAACTTTGGTGTTTGAGAAACTGCTCTTGATAATACAATAGGGTCTTTGATTAATGTAGTTGCTGCCGGAATTTTCCATCGTGGGACTTCACATAATATTCTTGCGCACAAGCCTAATAAATTCTTTTTGAATGTCGCAGTGAAGCGAGTATCATTTGATTTAAATACTTCAATAATATATTGAAATTCTTCGTGCATTCTGATTTGTTGTTTTTTCGCCAGTTCTTTGTAAAATTCTGCAAACAAAGATAAAAAATAATAGGATACATCATTACCGTTCTTACCATTTGACCTATCCACCGTTGAAAGAGAACTTTTTGAATTTTCTTTTTTCAATCTCGTTTCTTCTTCATACGTCCACTTCATCCAGAATAACACTCGCTCCAAAGAATATTCTGCCAGATTTTTACAAATCTGATTTCCAACAATTCTCAGAACCATTAAATCACCATCGCCTTTCCAAACTTTATTAACAATTTCAGTATCTGTTGCTGTAGATATACTTTTTATCCATGTAGCATCATGTGTTTCTGAGCCGACCTTTGGCCACGTAAGTCTAGGAACTTTAGGAGCATCATGAAGAATAAGAATAATCTCTCCAACTTTTTGTTGGAAATCTAAGTTATTATACAATGTTTCATCTGGATATATTTTAATTAATTCATCTATCTCGCCCATACGTTTTTTTAGATACATGAAGATGCGTACTGAGCCGATATTGATATGATTTAATGCATAGTTCCATACAATTTTAAAGAAAGAATTTAGACCACCACTTACAATTAAATCAATTCCAAAATGTAATGATTTTCCGAGCGCTACTCCTCCAGTATCCATTAAGTTTTTCTCAAATGTTTGAATACACTCACTTGGTATATATCCACACCGGGTGCGTAAATTTTTTACATCCTCGCTCATATTATTATTTTTGCTTCTTTTTTAAAGTTTTGTTCTTAGGACGCATAGTTGTATCTTTTAGTATTATTTCTCCTTCTTTATTTGGATTTAAATGTACATATTCTGGGTACTTTTTAACTAATTCACTAGAAGCCTTTTTATAATCATTTAACCTTTCTTTTTGGTCTTTACCAATACCACCTTTTTTAGAATACATATTATGCTTTACACAAATTGTATTAAAACGGAGAACTCCTTTATCTTTTTTATAACACATTAATGTATAATCATAATCAACTTTTAGATTAAGAGTTACATGTCTTTTTTTATTAATGATGCCCATGAATCCTCCCACTATAAATCTCAGGTCAGTAGTATAAGGTTTCCCTTTCATAAAAAAAGCATTACACACTGGATATAATCCCCATAATGTCAAGCCGTTTTTTTTACATAACTGAAATCCTTCTTTCACTAAATCCTTTAGGTTTGGTATATCTACTAATTTACCAGCATTTGGCATTTTAATTCCAGTTACATCATCATCAAGAGACACATATTCTGTATCTAATGGATAGTAATCTGTTATAAAATTACGAACACCTTTAATGCCTAAAGGTAATCCATGAACAACCATTTTTCCGTACATATCTTTTGGTATTATGGATTCATAGGATTCTTTTTCTTCCTTTGAATGTAGAAAAATTGTAATATCTTTTGCTGGTATATTATACTCTTTTAGAATTGTTAGTGTTTTTTTATAAATACCATCTGGTCTATTATAAGAAGGTATCGCATAACATACTACCATTTCCCTATTTAACGACGAGATTTATTCTTTTTTGACTTCTTAGACTTCTTAGACTTCTTAGACTTCTTAGATTTATTTCTACGTCCTCCAGATGTTGAAGAACCAAAAGGATTTAAACTATTAAGGAAACTACTTAGTCCTTCTTCAGCATTCATTGTTCCAGAATTAATAGTTTCTGGAACTTCAGAAACTGTAGTATCATACGTCTGTGGTGATGCTCTTACTACATTTGCTGGTGGCGCGGATAGTGATGGATTATTTACAATAGATGTAACCGAAGGGTATGTGGTATTTGGTCCTACAGTTGCAATTGAAGGTGTTTCAACACTATTCATGCTTTGACCCCCTACAAACGAATTTGCCATAGGCATTTGTCGTTCACCACCTCTTATACCACGCATTGGTCTTTTCTTCGTAGCCATTGTATTCGAACCCATTCCATTCGAACCCATTCCATTCGAGCCCATTCCATTTGAGACCATTGTATTTCTAGCCATGGATCGTTTACTTCTACTCTTCCTAGAGATTCCATTTGAGACTGCTGTATTTGAATTCATTGCATTTGCTCCCATGAATCGTTTACTTCTACTCTTCTTAGGCATTTCATTTGAGACCGCTGTATTTGCATTTGAATTCATTGACCTTTTACTTTTTCTTTTCTTAAATAATCCACCATTGTTGCTAAATCCAGTATTTACGCTAGTTTGTTTAGATCTCTGTTTTCCTTGTTTTTTTGTTTCTTGTATTTCTTCTCCCATTGATTGACCACCCGTTTGAGGAAATCCTAAACTTCTTGAAGCACCGCAGCCACACTCACCACCTTTATATTTTCTGTTCATCTACTAGTATCTTACATTTTATCCGGACGCATTTAAAAGTCTTCAAATGCCAAAGGTAACATAATATTCTTTTCCCAGAATTGTTTCATGTGTTTCTTTGTCAAATCAAAAGCAATTTGTGTTCCATCTTCGTTCTCGTACAGAATTGGTTTCTTCACTTTATTATCTTGTAATACAAATCCTATAATCAGATTTTGCTCAATCAAGTTCTTATTCAAATCGTACGTGTCGTGTAAAAAGTAATGTATTTTATTATTTCTATCATACATGAATTTCTTATAATCTGGTGTGATGGATGGGTTTATTCTTTGTTTATAGTATTTTGTAAGTATTGATTTATCTATACTAAAATCTTGCTCGACAACTTTTTCTTGTAGTCTACTTACTGGCTGTGGAAGCACCTTTGTTCTTCCATTTAGATATAGCAGTGGGAGTTGATAGTTCCGTGTTAGAACTTTTCCGAGTTTTTTAGAATCTAATGTTGTCCAACTGCGTCCGTCGTTGGTACCTTTCAGAATCCATTCTTTGGGGTCATATTCAGACGAAATAGAGTTTGTAATAAATGAATAACCTACGATTACTGAGTTTCTAACATTCTGTACTGTAATGCTATTGACATCTGTTTTTACTATTGTTGTTGGCAGTTCAGAATCTTTCGTTGTATAGAGTGTAAAATTATTTACTCTAAAATTGTTTGTTG